CACGCACAGCCTCTTTAAGCGCCAGGTCTTCGGTGAAGTTGTCCTTCATCCAATATGGCGTGTTCTTGTATCCCTGTATGCGCTCGCCATTCTTCTTTAGGTATCTTGTCGCTCTGGATGGTATTCTGGTGGTGAATCTGCCCTGGTTAATCTCTCCGGTCTTAATGTAGTCCACAAACTCTTTCGGCGGCATTGTGTCGTGTGTTACGAAACAGATGCAGTTGGGATGCCAGCCCGTAAAATGAAAGCCCTTTGGGTAGTCTCCCGCCATTTCATCACAAATATCCGGGAATGGATGCGCTGGCGACAACTCAACCGTTACCCCGGTTACGAATGGCAGCTTACTATTTTGCAGATAGTCGGCTGTTCGGAATGCCATGTTCGCTTCGGTTGCTGCCAACCGGATAGCCCGATAATCAATGTTCTGCCCCTTTATCAGCTTCCCTTTGTATCGTATCGGGGAGCCTTTAACGTACCTGCTCAACTCCTTCGCCGTTTTCACCGCTGATTTGCCCTGAAGCACACCGCTCGAAATCAGCCCGTTCATCTCGGTTTTTACACCGTCTGTGATATTCCATACGCGCCCCGAGAGATTCAAGCCCTTATCTGAGCGATCCATGAAAGCATTAAGCGCTGATATGTTTGGTGACCGGAAGCTCTGATTCAGTCTGTCGGATATTTTGACGCTCGCAAGGTAGCCATCCAGCCCCTTGTTATTCATCTTATTGGCAAGCATCCACTGGTTGCGGATACCTGCCTTGCTGTCGCTTAGTAGCTGGTCGTGGAGGTCTTTCAGCCTGCCGTCCATGATGGAAGCAAAGCGTTTGCCTTTGACAGTTTGGAACCTGTGGGCAATATCCTTCATGGCACTATCAATCGTTAGGCTGATATTGCGGTTGCGGAGGGCAATGTCCCGGATGTGCTGTCGTTCAAATGCGTTCATTTATCACTCAAACGTTATAGATTCTATGGGTATCGGGCGCTCCGGCTCTGCATCAACAAACAACACCTTAAATACATCATCACTGTAAAGGTGAATGCCGTCAAACATCTCAACGATCCACATTCCAGGTTCAACACAGGATGACCAATCATCATAATCGTAAACGGTTTCAATGTAATACCGTTCATCTATTGAGGTGTATTTGGTCAGCTCATCTGGACGATATCTTACCGCCGGGTGATCACCGTCTTTAAACCACTGAGTAGCTTTGAATGTGTTGTTCTTGAGTTTTACTTGCATGATTCCCCCTTTTATGCCTCGTAAGATTCACCAAGACTCTTCAGCGCCGTCTTCTCGCCGCCCAATAGCTCGATATCCTTCTCTGCATCCACCACCAGCGGATTGTTACGTACCGCAGATTCAGCACTCATTACCGGCTCTCCACCTCTCGCAACTGACAGCGCCCCAATGATACCCTCAATGTCAGTCGGCAGAATATCATTAAACACAACGTCAATATCAGCTTCCTCAAGTTGCTTTTGCATTCCTACATCAGTAGTGCCGATGAGCGTTTTCATGATGCTTATTCTGCGCTCCATCGCCGGGCCAAACACCTCCTGCTTGTCCAGTGTCTTAAATAAAGCATCCGAAAACATCAAACGCAAGGCAATTCCGCTTATCGCAGCCATTCCCTTCACATTTTGGAAAGACAGGTCGGGCGTTTGTGTCATTCCATAGATAATGTCCTTCAGCATATCATATTCCTGCTTGATTGCTTCAGGGGCATTAGCCCACGCCTTAAACTCAATACCTCCAGGGTAGTACACTTTCCCGTTTTCATCTGTTTCTGGTTCAACCTGAAACACCTTGCCTGTATCTTCCTTTTTAGGCAGGTTAGTGACAATGCCCTTTAATTCAAGTGCCGGAGCGGCGAAATAGTCATTGGTATCGGCGAAATTGCTCAATAAGTATTCGAGCCTATTAATTTGTGTTTTGACTGATTCCCACTCCGGCTCCTCTTGTTCATAGTAAACTATGGGGATTTTACCCGCTATGTTTGATACCTCTTCGACAACCCACTCCCCGGAGCCTTTGGTTGCCCGGTAGATAGTGTCGGCAGTATAGACGGTTGTGTTTGCCTGTATTTTCCCTTTCTCATCCTTTGTCTCGTACATGACAGTGAAAGCATCCATATCACCATAGTCGTCATAGTGCGGATATATTTTATAACCTGTACTGTCGCTCAGCATAGCCACACGAATGCGAGCAGGGGCGTTATCTTTCGGAGGCGGTATATACCATAGCTCTGCCGCTTTGCATTCAATAAACAGCGCCCTGGATATGCTCTTGTTGAAGTAGTCGAGTTTGTTTTGCTTCCATACCGAATTAATTAATTCAAGCGCAGCGTCTCCCCCTTCGCTGTTGAGTATAAGCTTTACTGGTTTTCCGAACAAGAACGTGACAGCACTGTTGACAATACGCTTTTGAAACGGCACAGTCTCCTGGGCGTGCTTTACAATTCGTGAGTTCTCTGGTGTATCCCCAACAACCTTCGCTCTCCGTGCGGGGTCATCGAGAATGGCGTGCTCCCCCTCAAAAGCCTTTCTGCTATCGGGGATTTTATCGTCTTTGTCTTTCAGATCAATGGTCAATACCTTCAGCGCATCTTTAAACGACGTTGCCATTAGTTCTTTAATATCCATGAGATTGCCTCTACTTTCTTACACTGGCAACCCTAATGAGCGCCGGTCAAATGTGCCTTCTGGTTTCTTAGCCGCAAATGATATACCACTTAAGGCATATCTGAGAGCATCAATAAAGTGATTATTCTTATCCGTTGGTGTGTTCATGGCCTGCCCGTCTTTGTTGCGTTCCCACTGATAAAGTTGAAATTCGTTTATAGCGTCCTGGAGTGTACGCTCAATAATAACCTCGTGCTGCTGTATGAACTGTATTCCATGATTGACGCTACCCTTACCACCTCGTGCTGCTATTGCACCGGTTAAACCTAACCCCCTGAGTTCTTGTATCGACTTCGGTTCTGAGGGATCACAGCGCAGGACATCTTTTCCAACAATAGGAAGAACCAAGCGCCCTATTGCATCATTCGTTAGCCCGTATTCATACAGCGCATGAGTAATATATAACTTCTTTCCTTTTATTGCGCAACGGCAAAGTGCTGTCGGGTCGTTCGTATATCCAAAATCAAGCCCGTTATTATATGCTGCGAATACGTTTTTAATCTTTGACAGGTCTTCGGTATGCCAGTTCGTAAAGACAAGATCGCCGAGTACGCCCCATTGTCCCAGGGTGTAGACGTTATAATAGTATTCGTTCTTCTCTGATTCAAGGAAGTGTGAATCTTCAGGAGCGAGGAAGCGGTTATCTTTGTAGGTTGTTTTGAGTATCGAGAGTTCTGGATCACGGTATTCTGTGTCGGTGTCCCTAAAGTGAGTGAAGAACTCTTTGAATATCCAGTGGGTACGCATGATGGGGTTAAATGACAGTGTGATTCGTTTTGGGACGTTAGATATTCCTCTGAGTCGTTTTGTAAGTTGCCGATAATCATCTTCATTCATCTCCGTTGCTTCTTCGAGCCATAGGTCAGTAATTATGTCCCTGTTCTCTGGCTTTATACCTTTTATCTTCTCAACATCATCAAGCCCAACAAATAAAGCCTGTCTATTGTTTGCCGAAGGGCAGGTGATTGTCATTTCAGACTTGTTTATCTTGAAATACTTCTCAACATTCCACTCACTGATAACCGTATTGATTTCGTTATATGTCGTTGACCTGTTTGTTTTTGCTGTGTTCCTGACAATCAAGTAGTTGCGTTTACCGCCCAAGATGTCATAGACAAGGCGTTGAGCGATAAACCGGCTCTTACCGGAACTTGAACCGCCAAAGAATATCTGTGTTCGGGTCTGGTCGTTAATGTACGGAGTATAGACATCGTTAATTCTCCACAGACCCTTTATCATTCTTGCTCTCCACAAGTGTAAACTGCAGCTTCATATCACCGCCGTCTTTGCCGCCGATTTCCTGCTTGTCTGCCATTCCAAGATATTGCTTGGAAAGGAATATCCCCATAGCAACGTGACCAGACATTGCGGTTTCGTACATCTTGCGCCGCAACCTCATTTTACCACCTTCGCGACCTTTTGTATAGATATCCGCAAATTGTTCATCGTTTTGTTTCCGGCGGGTGATGGTGTCAATAGATATACCAAGCACAGCGGCAATCTCAGCATCCGAGCATTGAATGGTACAGAGTTTTTCGAGCAGGTCATAGTCAATGGTAATTTTGCGCCTGCCGGGAGGTTTTTTTTTCTCGCTCATTCCAGCCCCAACATTTCAATAAGTTTTTCCTGAACACCATCCCGTGAATATAAATCAAGCAGATTGGAGCATTGCGGATACTCAGTGCGGATAAGGTGATGAAGCTGTATAACCGTCTTTGCCCTGATGTCTGCTGCTGTGATGTGAAGCGGGTCAGACTCAACCACCGGCTCTGCTGCTGGCGGCGTTTCCTCTACAGACTCAGCCGCTATTAACACAGGCACTTCTCTTGTTTTTTTCTCTACTGCTTTTCTTCTCTTCTGCATTGTGTCCTCCTGGGTATATGTGAAAATAAAACTAAATTATGTGGATTTGTCAAGTATTATTTATTTTCCTATCATTTCACCAACTGCCAGACACCACAATGGCAACAGTGGGAACAAAACCCTCGCCCATAAATATGATCCCTGGATGACAAACAGCAACAGCGACACTACCGTGATGATTAGAACCCACCAGAACAGCCGTGTCCTACGTCTCAGCAGACTTAAAGCAACTAATGGTAACAATAGCCACCTATAAGAAATAAACGCTACAATAGCTTCAGGGATACCTTCCGTAAGTATCCTCATTCTCGATGCGTGATCTTGTGTTTGTGGGTCTGCCAGCATGGATGATAGCACTGGCATATATAACAGTCCGGCAAGAGCAATACCGATAGAAAGCCAGAGAGCCGACCGGTACTCACCATAAACCAGACAGACAACTATCAGCCCCACAACGTATGCCCCGTTACTGGGGATTGTGTAAATAAAGAGTGCGGTTAGGATGGTTATGAGGAATGGTTTCATAGCGCAAGCCTCGTTTGTGCAAGTTCGGCATCGATACGCTTCTGTCCAGCGATGCAATATTTCTCTTCCTGTTCCATACATATCCAGTTTCTATTTGTCTTAATGCAAGCGATTGCAGTCGTCATGCTACCTGCACAGTTGTCAAGCACGGTGTTATTTTCGTTGGTATAGGTGCGAATGAGATACTCGAACAGGGCAACTGGCTTTTGCGTGGGATGGATACCTCTTTCTGTATTTATTCTTAAAATTGTTTTTGGGAATCTATCTCCATTATTTATGGTTATATTGTTTTCTAATCTATTTAAATGTGGCATATTCCCTTTTCCTGTTTTCGCTATATATGGTTTACCTTTTTCTTTTTGTAAATTGATTTTTTTATCTTCTTTGATATATTCCTTTTGTAAATCAATATATTCTATAAATCCAAACCATTCTCTTATATTGAATACTTCCTCAATTTTCCTATACGTTTTTAGAGTGCATAAACTCCATTGTGGACCAAATGGTTCAAAAAAATGTTGACTACTTCCATCTCCAATACTTTCAATCATCTTTTTTCTTGTATATTTTATGTGTTCTCTTAATTTAAGAGCATATGCCCTTAATTCTTTAAATGTCGTCAAGTCTTTTGTTATCTCTTTACTGCCTTTTTGAAAAATCAATATATTTTCGTGAGATTTCATCGGTTGTTTATTAGCC